ACAAGAACACTCTTCCTGAACTTCATCCCGGTGCAAAGATAAATATTTTGCAAGAACCTTGGAATGATCACGGAAGCAACCTTTCATGACCTCTTTCACACAATCAACAAACGTAGTTGGTTCATGGTGTGATTGAGCCGTCCCATCTTGTCTTCCTTGGACCTTGTGCTGACCAAAGTACAATCCGACATTAAGGAAATCGATTCGACGAGGAAGATTATTATCTTTATCGAGATCGAAAAGGCAAGCAACGGAGTTAATATTTGAGTAAGAATGATGTACGTAGGCCTTGCCCACTGACATCTTCAAACCAAGAAGAGCACCAACACGAGCGTGTTCTTCAAATTTCTCCGGAGGAGCAGCATAAAGCATATCATCACCATTTATTAAAACATGGTTCATGATATCTTCGACTGCCCACGACGAAAAGATATCTCGCATAGTGTACAAGTACACACCGAGATTCGCGAGACAGAGTAAGGGAAAAGAAAGAACTGATCCCATTAACTGCCCATTCGTCATCGTGCCGCCATATTCAGGTAGACCCCATTTCTCTCCACTCTCAGTTTGAAGAAGCTGAGGGTAGTGGAGATCATGAGGTCCTAAAGTAAGTCGCGCCATGCGCTTCTCCTTACTAGGCAATTCCGATATCAAATCTTCGAAAATTGCACCTGAATAGGCCCAAGACAGTCCGTCTGTCGCTTCCGAATAATCAATAGAAAGCCACTTCCAACCCTTTATGGATTTCCGTTTAAGATCTATCAAGTCGCTTTCAAGAAAAGTACGACCGATCAAACGGAAAGGGGGAAGACGACGGAGCGAGGTGTGTAGAGCAACCTGAAGTTTCTTCATCATATAGTATGAGAAGAAGTGACCTTTTGAGATCACTCTAATCTTCATTGGCTCCAACACAGCTTGAATAGTACAGGGGAGATTCTTGACGTTTTGTTTCACGTCCCATTTACGAATCTCCCGCCAATCTTCCGAGCCCTGAGGCTCGTAGATCTCTCGTAATTCTGACTTGCCTGTCTTACAGGTATAAGGAATCCAAGTCATCTTGGACAATACGGGAGTGCGGACGTTATCAGATTCATCAAATCGTAATAACCGACGCAAGGCTTGTTGCTGACCACCATCCTTTCGAGTCAACTCGAAAGTGGCATTGTAAGAGGGGAACTCCTCATCGGATTTGTTCCACTTGATCTCGCGAATCTCGTCTTTGACGGATTTCGCAATCCTCTTATAAACGGGATTGGCAAGAATCCAGGCGATTATTTCCTGAGATTCTTTTGCCTTCCCTGGGTCAAATCTCGTCATGGTTTCAAGGTGCTTTCTATAAGTCAACTTAACCATTTCATTCGAGACCGGGAGAGAGCATCTCTTTCCCTGCAACCAACTGTACCAGAGGTGGACATTCTTCGGACTGAAAACCCGAAGACGTTTCTTAAACCACTTCTTGAGAATACCCTTGGGCGCAAAGCGCTTATCAGGGCATTCAGGGGCTAGATTATTTAGAAGTATGGGCTTGGGGTGGTTAAGGAGATCTTTCGATCTCTTTAGCCAGATAACCTCGTCCACGCTATCATCTAAATAGTCATGCACTTGTTCGCGTAATTGCTTAAGAATAGCAATCTTGGCATGGTGATGTTCCAAAATCATCACCAAGCCACGAACAAGAGCCTCGGTCCTCTCTTCCAAT